TGTCTCCTCCTTAAACACTACTCCTTGGCTTTGAAGTCTTTGGGCAATTTGTCTTCTACTTCCAAGGTTAAAGACTGTGACCTTATCTTTAAGCTGCTTGCCTGTCTTTTCCGAGACTCGCTTCTCCACCAAGGGAGGGTAGATAAGTTGGACTTCCCTTTCGATTGCATTCATTCTCCCCATAAGGTCAGTGAGTAATTGATTAGCCCTGTCCGTATCTAACTTGAATCCATTAGCCTGTTGCTGTGCAATGATGATTGCAACCTCATGCTCAAGCTGTATAGATTCCTCTGAGAATCCATCCTCAAGTAATAGACTAGTCAGGTGAGGCTCAAGCTTATGAGTTATCTCAACGTCAACCTTGCAGTACTCACGCATCTCATCAGTCAAGCCACCATCATAATCATCAAACTTAATCTTAGGGAAACCTAAACGATCACCCCAAGCTGCTAATGAATGACCACCTTCTAAGCGTGGACACCATAGCCGAGACAGTAGCACTGTGTCCCTTAGCTTATGACTAGGTATGGATACATTCCATAGGCTGCTTATCTTAGGTGCATCAAAGCCTGTAATGTTATGGCCTATTACGCTTGATGTTCCTACGAGATGTTGCTCTAGCTGCATTGAGTTGACTAGTAATCTCTGCCTTGGTTCCCCCTCTCGCTGGATTCCGCAACACCATATCTGATCCTGTGCCATAGTCGTTTCTATATCTAGTGTTAGCTTCATTATCCATTACCTCCAGTGCGTATGTTCCTATCTTACTCATAGTTCTTTCTCCTCTTCCTTCTCAAGCATACGACCAGTGCTATGACTGTAAGCTAACTCATTAGCCTTGCCTGTGATACCACAGAAGCGGTTCTTTAGTACACGTACATGAGTAGTGTTGCGTGTCTCCTCATCCTCTGCCTGTCCATTACGTTCAAGACCTAGAACCATATCACTAAGCTGTGCTATAGAACCAGAGCCACGTAGCTGTGACAGGCTGGATGCTGCTCCCTCTTCATGACCTTTACCATCTGGCCTCTTGAGGTGAGACACTACGAACAAGGCTATGCCTGTCTCTTGCACTAGCATACGTAGCCTAGTCATGATCTCATCGAGTGCCTTACGTTCATCACCATTAGCCTGTGCTGATACTACAATGGATACGTGATCGAGCACAATATACTTACACCCTAACCCCTTAGCCATGTAACGAACACGAGCAACGATGTTATCAACACCAGTGGAACCGAAGTGATCAAACAAGAACACACGATCAGTGCCTAGTGTGGCATCGAAAGCATCCTTACGTTCCTCATCAGTTGACACAGTATCAGGTAGATGCAATGGCTTGTTAGCAGCAAGGGACATTAAAGATAGAGCACTCTTCTTAATACTCTCTTCAAGGAATAGTATTCCAATATTATCTTCTGTCTTACTGATGATCTGCCATATGATCTCACGCATGAACTGACTCTTACCTAAGCCTGACCCTGCTGTGACTGTAACTAACTCTCCATAACGTATGCCATAGGTGAGCTTGTTGAGTCCATCAAAAGGATAGAGACATTCTGCTGGTGCTATAGGTTTATTAACTTCATCCCATAGACTAGACCCTGCAATGATTCCATCTGGTACGAATCGTTCTGAAGACCACCACCTGTCAATGAACTCTTTAGTTCTACCGAACTTTAGATAATCATTAGCATCCTTCTCATCCTTAGTATGCTTATAGATCTTAGTCTTACCACCGAACAACTCAGCCACTTGGTTAGCAGCCTTGACACCCACCTCATCTGAATCGAAGCATACCACTATGGTATCGAAGCTATCGAGATACTCATACGAGGATCGACAGTCCTTCAGTGCAGCACTACTGCCATTCTTAATTGATACGACAGGGTACTTACTGCCAAGCATCTGATATGCAGACAGCGCATCATACTCACCCTCAGTGATAGTAATATACTTACCACCTTTAGGGAATAGGTTCTGTCCAAACAGTACTGTGTCTGACCAAGCACCTGATGTAAAGAACTCCTTCTCAGGTGTCCGAGTCTTAGCTCCCACTAAGAAACCATCCTTATCATGGTAACCAAAGATCATACGCTCGCCATGTAACTGGGCTTTGTATGTCTTACATGTGTCACTTGATATGCCACGAGCGACAACGCTCTTGTATGGCTTGGTGTTTAAGTCTTCTTTAGTTCTATCAAAGTTTCCAGTGGAAACATTCTTACTTGGTACATCCATACTGTCTATCTCCTTGCCTCTAGTTCTAGTCTCACAGGCGAAGCAAGTGCTCCACCCCTTATCATCAATACTCAGTGCGTCACTGCTTCCGCAGTCGTCACAGGGTAAGTGTTTTTTGACGAAGGCCATTATTAAAATCCTCGTATTCATGTTCAGTCATGAAGTGACTAAGCACTAGGTCTAATGACATTAATAAATCCCAATCAGAAGCACTAACATTAGCACTCTCATCATGACGATTCGCTAGGTAATAACTCTTCAAGCAATCAACAGTGATTGCATTAGCATCATCTACATTTACTTCAATCTTCATACCTCTTCTCCTTTAAATTAGAATCGTGACTAAGCACAATACTTACTGGTTTACCTGTCTCCTCTGACTTGTCTAATGCATCACACATGATGTTATACAACTCAGTCTCTGTATCTACACTGTGCTTAGTGTACTTAAAGAACTCATACATGGGTGACAGGAAGAACATGGTAACAGAACCTAGTACCGCAAGTCCAGCAGCAAGCCACACTACCTCCGTAAACATACTAAGCATCAGCCATTGCCTCCTCTATTTGTTTCTTCTTTCGTTCATTGATCTCTACAAATAACATCTTATCATGTACGTGAAAGGCACAGGTATTAGCTGACCTACGTATCAACTTAGCTATGTCATTGTAAGATACATTCAAAGCACGTAGCTTAACTATACGAGATAAGTCAGCCTCTGTTATAGGGTTACTACTACTTAGCGGCCTCTTTGCAAGTACTGACTTAGTAGGTACGTTGTAAGACTCTTTGATCTTAGGTTTGAATACTAAGCTCATGCTCCTCCTCCTTAAACTCAGCAATGATCTTAACAAGAGCATCAGCCTTACCTTTATTATAAGAACCAAAGGGTTCACGCATTGTACTACCTTGGGTGTAGATGTCTAGCTCAGTAGTTAACTGCTCTAGCTTACGCGCCCGTTGAATCTTCTGCTTCAGTGTTAACATTCTCTCTCTCCTCTAATCGTTGTTGGCATTGGCATAGGTAATCAATAGCTTTAGCCATAGTCTCATGGTCAGCAGTACCTGTAGTCCTACGCCATATTTCTTTAGCATGATTACGTTCAGTAAGTAACTGTGCATACGTTTTATCTTCCATCATTCATCTCCTATAGTCAACAAGTCAGCACGATTAATAGTGGGTATCTCTTCACCCATGTCATGACAACAGTCAGTACATAAATCTAAGTAACCGCCTGACTCATATCTTCTCGTTGATTCATAATCTGTTAACTCACAGTCACAACTAACACATCTCATAACAACCCCAATTGTTTCCAGTGGAAACTTATTCTAACATAAGGGTTTACTTATGTCCAGATCTGTGATAGAATAGAACTCTTGAGTTAACAAGTTAGCAACACGTTATAATATTATTATCCATTAGATCCAAACAACTCATTCAACAAGTCATCATCATCTATCTGACTAGGTAACTCATGAGTAGAGTAGTAGTCAGTCCATCCATCGACAGCACTAACCAACTTCATGTTACCTACTAACGCCTCCTTAACATACGTGTCACCATAATCAAATGATCCATATGTCATGTCAGTCTTAGCACCAATCAACCACTTAGCATAAGGGTTCTTACGCTCATTGTCAGGGTGTTGATAGGTCTTGATCACATGAATAATCTGGTGACCCCAAGGCCCCTGCCCTTCATAGATTGCATGAGGTGCATCGAAGTTACTCTTACCAAACGGATTCTTCTTTCTAATAGTCATACACCACCTCCTAACCACTCATCATATGTTAATTTAAAATCATCTTCACCTAAATTACTAAGGTATATTTGATAGGGCGCATCATGTCTCTCGCCCTTGGCTGCACTGTCCTCATACAATGACATGACAGCATCAATGAATGCTTTGTCCTCAGCCTGTCTCTTGAGTACCCTTGCTTTAGTGTTAGTCATTACTATTCTCCCTGTCATACTTAGCTGCCCGTACTGCAATGATCTGCTCTTCTATCGTACCCTCTATAGCTTCTGCTATCTCTGTCTCTAGCTGTACCCTAAGAAGTAATGAAGCACAGATCGCATTAGTGATGAGAGTGTCTAAGGGTTTGTTCTCCCTTGTATCACCGCTCTTGGTGTAGATGTCACACAATAATGTACGAACCTTCTCCATTTTAATTACATCACCTTGGTTCCAATTGTTTCCAGTGGAAACTTTATTTGATTCACTCATTACCATACTCCTCATTTACTTTATACAATAGTCCACCATCAGGGTTAGGCAACGCCACAACAAACCCTACATCTAAAGCTCTACGTAATATCTCCTGCTCATCCAACTCAAAATTAAAAGTAGGTGCGAACTTGTTAAACAATTCCTTGCTAGTAGTATACATATTAATACCCTCGATTAGTAAAGTGTCGTAATGCAAAGCCGTCCTTCAATGACTCTTTGATTAGCTCCTCCCGTTCCTTATGGGGTGCAGTCTTTAGGAACTGAAAGCATTGGTCAAGATATTCTTTCTCATTATCTAGGTTGATTAGATAGTGACGCGCTCGACTGATGGTACGTTTTACATTGCTCATGATGCATCCTCTTTATAAATTGTATTGACTTCTTCTAGTTGAGACTCTGTTAAAATCTCTTGATTCTCTGCTATCTCCCATCTCTGGGCATCCATCTCGATCATTAGAAAATAATCCTTGATTCCTTTAGGTGCTTGCTCCACCCATTTGTTCCATTGATCTATGCGCTCGGTCTTTGTTAGTATTGTTATAGACATTAGTACTCTCCTCAATTGTTTCCACTGGAAACTTTTATGCTGCAATTAATAAAGGTATGCAATTAGTGTCCACTACAAAGTTGGACTTGCGAGGATCAACCTTATCCTCTCCTGCCTTAGCCTTAGCTACCTTATAGGTTAAGCCTATAATCTTACCTCGCTGGTATAGGTTTAGTATATCACTAACGTCACCATTCACCACCTCTCTGCCTAGAAATGTCTTGGGCATAGGGCCAAGGAATACAACTGACATAGGCACATCGGTTTGTAACGCTTGCTCGACATACGTTTGATACTCTTCTGCCTTGCTATAGCTAAACATCAATTGATAATTAGCAGGTAATTTCTTCATTCGTTTACTAACCTTCGTGTAATCATAGAAATTAATGTCAGGGAATCTCTGAGGTATAGCCCCATTTTGCATTAACTCCCATCGTACATCACTCAACACGTTAAGTCTAATCCAACACTCAACCTCATTCTTTTTGCATAACTTCTCAAATAGAGTTATCTCATGTATTAGCTGTGCTATAAATGCCTTGCGATCCGAATGATACCAATCTGTCTTGGCTTGCCTCGCTCTCTCCACTGCATTAAACGTACCACGACCCGCTAATTTGAGACACTCCTTGGCACAGGCTGCAATCCACCTCATTATGCATACTGTATCATCAGGCATCATACTCAAACCTGCTACCCTCAACTTAACATCTTTATTGTTCTTGGCTAGCTTAGTGTTGCCACCGCTTGTGTCTAGTAATTTCATTATATTATTCTCCAATTGTTTCCAGTGGAAACTTTATTTATATTCTATTAAGCGACCACTAATGGTAGCTTTACCATGATTTAGTAACGCACTAGCTAAGTCGATAGTAGATGAGCTATCGGAAGCAAAGCCTACAATATAACTGCATGGCCCTCTTAACCAATGGCCTACAGATTTAGGTTCTTTTAATGGACGCGCATAAACTACGCCGTCAATATACACTGCTTTATTTTCCATATTATTCTCCAATTGTTTCCAGTGGAAACTTTATTTTCCTATAGTCGAAACGATATAACCTATCAACACAAGACAACATAGCACCGCGCCAATCCATGCTAAATCTACAATCATATACATATTATAAACCTCCAAATAATGCGCGAGTGCATAGTACAATGATAGCTATGCCGCTAATGACGCCTAATATATTAAATACAATATTAGCTACCCTGTCAAACTTTTCTTGTGCCACTACTTCGGCACTCGGTTTAATACTCTTGTTAAAATCTCTCATAATAATCCTTAATTGTTTCCAGTGGAAACTTTTAGTTTTTGTAAGGCTGTAGCTGTCATGCATTTGGCTTGCAACAATCTAGATTTTAAATCATCACGCTGTCGCAATTGATCAAATTCCATTTGCAATAATTGCTGCAAGAATTTTACAGTTCTTATACGCTTCTCAATATCAGACATACCGCGAGCAATGATACGCTCATCCATATCAACAACATCCGCAGAATATTCTGTTTGATATTGTCGAATTTGTATAACGGAATCATCAATAGACGCGATTAATTGGGCAACTTTTTGCTCAGATTCTAGCGCATTATGGTAGCTTAATTCAGACATAATAATAATCCTTAATAGGGAATAAAAGGGGAAACAATACAAGGGGAATTTGCATTGTTTCCAATGGAAACTATTTTATTTAGCTGCTTTTTTGGTTAGCTTTTCCACAAGCTTTGTTAACTTAGCAAGAGTTATAGCTTTTTCCTTGTCATCATTGCACCACTTTTCGATCAGTTGCAGCTTAGTAAGCGGCTTAGTTTTATACACTTCAGTACGAAATGCGCTATAGGTGTCGTGTGATTCGGGGCTAATGTCTAATGATGCGGCTTTTTTCATAGTGGCGACAACCTGTCGACATTGCATAACAGACTTAACTTGTGCATCATCTTTAACCTTGCCATATGCACCAGCATAGACCACCTTGCAAGCCGCCGTGACGCTTGTTTGCTTCTCCTCAAGTGTACTGTCGTCTTTATATAGTTGAATAGCTAGGGCCATGCGAGCACAACCTGTCTCTTGTTTAGCTACTTGTTCAAGGTCGAAATTGTTACCAATGGCAGTAAGATTGTTTTGTAAATCGATTTTAACTAACATAATAATTTCCTTTATATAGGTATTGATTAAGTCGGGCCTTATGCCCTAGTTGAGAATGATTCTCATTTGCATTAGCATCATCTCTTTGCTGCTGCTGCCCCCTGATTGTACCGTGTCAATTAGTAAAGTCAATTTATTAGTAGTTATTTATCATAATAGTTTTATATAGTGCATATCAGTTTGGTGAATAGTGGTCAATATTAGCCCATATTTGAGCATATTAGCATTGTCTAATTATATCCTGTAAGGCCATAGGACGAATATGACAAGGTTTTAATTTAGGCAATGCCTAGCTATAGACCTACTTTTATATAGCTTAGATGGCCTTATAGGTAGCTTACAATTTATATTAGCTTTATCTAATGTGCCTATAATCCAGGGCGAATGAGACTCATTATCATTTACGAATGAGAATCATTTACATATATTATAATTGTTTCTACTGGAAACTATATGGGGTAGTGCCTTGTTTAATTTATGCCTATGGGTACCTATCTGTCTCCTCACTTGTATCAATTTAAACTATCATGATATAACTTGATTGACCTTATAAGCTTTGTCTAATGTAGCTCTATAGATATTAGCATAGTCTAATGAAGGGGCGGGGGAGGGGGAAGCTCTATATAGGGGAGGGGGTATCTGCTTAGATACAAAAAAGAGTCAAATTAGAGAAATGTAATTACTATGTAAGTCTATGTAACTAAAGGTAATAAGAACAATGTTAATATAACTATATGATCTAGATAATGGAGGCTGCTGCGGAGGGTTGTGTAGTGGTAGTGAGTCCCGCCAGAGATCTACTATAATGTATACTCCAATGTATACTATATACTCCAATGTATACTTAATGTAACGAATATGAACCGTCATGTAGAAGATAACTTAAATATCTCTTGACTTTTAATAGAAAGTATGCTACCCTCTATTCCTACTATATAGGACTGAACAGAACTACAGAGAAACTGTGTACTGATAACCATTATCCTTATATTCAACACTCCTCTCTGCAACAGTTCAGAGTCTATATAGAGACAGAGAATACAAAGAGTGTTAATTATATGAATGTTGATAGTACGAAGGTTGTTAAAAAAGGTCGTCCTACAAAAGCGTCCATTGCTGCTAAAAAGAAAGGTAATCGAAATGCTGTTGGAAGACCTAAAGGGGATGCAGCAAGGATCAATGAACTTAAAGCAAGATTGTTGGCTACAAGCGGTGATAAGGTTATCAATAAGGTTATTGAAATTGCTTTGGAAGATGGTCACCCAGTTCAATCAGCAGCGTTAAAGATGTGCATGGA